TGCTGGATCAGGTGCGGCAGAACCGCGCACGATCACTGGTACTAGCAATCAGATCACGCTTGTCAACGGTGATGGCGTCAGCGGCAACCCAACAATTAGCATACCTGATGCCCTTACGCTTACTGGCAAGACAGTAACAGGTGGGACATATAGCGGCATTGTTGCAACGTCAACAATGGCGGGTGACCCATCATCTGCTATGCATATCGCCACGAAACAGTATGTCGATTCTGTAGCCGCTGGGCTTCGCACCAGACTTACGGTCAGGGCCGCAACAACGACGAATATTACGATAGCGACTGCCCTTAATAATGGTGACACGCTAGATGGTGTGACGTTAGCTAACGATGATTTAGTCTTGGTAAAAGACCAAAGCAGTCAGGCTGAAAACGGTATATATAAGGTTGCATCATCCCCCGCTAGAGATACTGAAGCAGATACTTGGGATGAGGTTATTGGTCAGCTTATTTCGATACAAGAAGGCAGTGACAACGCTGACGATCTCTATCTTTGCACCGCAAATACGGGTGGTACTCTCAACTCCACGGCAATCACCTACACCAAAATTTACCCAGGAAGTGGCGGCACGGTGACAAACATCGCCACGGCTGGATTGGCAACAGGCGGTGCTATCACATCGACGGGCACGATCACGGTGGATATTAACGCGCAGAGCGCGTTGAGCGGAAGCCCTGTCGCGGCGGATGCGTTTGCCATTTACGATGCCAGTGCAACGGCTCACAAGAAGATTACAACGACTGAATTATTTGGCTCGACTGAACTAACAGCTACTGCGCGGGAGTATACAAAGACGCAAAACTTCAATGCTACAACATTGAGCGACGGTGCAAACATTAGTTGGGATTTGTCGCAGAACCAAGTCGCCGTCGTCACGTTAGCTGGAAATAGGACCCTCGATGCGCCATCTAATCAAGTTGCAGGGGCCACATACATTCTGATTGTTAAACAGGATGGCACGGGCAATCGGACACTGAATACCAGCGCGTCAGCCTATAAATTTCCGGGCGGCACTGAACCAACTCTTAGCACAGGTGCAAACGCTGTAGACATTTTGAGTTTTGTTTCAGACGGCTCATCCATGTTCGGCGTAGCGCAGTTGAACTTCAGCTAATGTTCACATTTCCTTTCACCATGATGTCCAGCGCGGATGACGCATATTCTCCCGCAGCAGCTTTGTGGTTTGATGGTGGCGCAGATTATTTAATTCGTGATCCAGCTTCTAGTGGCAACAGACGAACCTTTACGTTTAGTTGTTGGCTTAAACGATCCGCTATAGGGTCTGCTGGCGGCACTACTGGAAACAACATTTTTGGGGCTGACCGGACAAGTAGTTATTCAGACAGGTTCATGTTTGGTACTGCCGACGACGGAAATGATTGGCTAGAGTTTTCCTGTAACGACGGTAGCTCTGGAGCTTGCAGAACGTCAGCTTTATACCGCGATCCAACGGCATGGATGCATGTGCTATGGGTCATTGATACAACGCAATCAACAGATACAGACCGTGTTAAACTTTATGTAAATGGTTCTATAGTAGCGTTTAATTCACCTAGTTATCCCACCCAGAATTTTGATACATATATTAATTATACGGAGAACCAGACCATAGGTGTCCGACCGGGGACTCTCACCCAACAGCACTACGGCGGCTATATGGCTGACGTTATCTTGCTGGACGGCACGGCTGTTTCCGATGCTTCTGACTTTGGTGAAACAGATTCCGACACGGGCATATGGGTTCCAAAAGACCCTAGTGGATTGACATTTGGCACTAACGGCTTCTGGCTTGACTTTGCAGACGGTGGGTATCCCGGTCTAGATGTTCACTCCAGTGCAACGGGTAATGCGGATTTTGGTGTAAAACATCTTATGCACTTTGATGGTTCCGATGCAGCTACTTCCGCAACGGACAGTGGACTATCAGCGGCTTCAATAACTTTCACAGGTAATGCTCAACTTGATACATCTGTAAAGAAATTTGGAACAGCTAGTTTATTACTGGACGGATCGGGGGATGAAGTTTCCTTTACTTGTCCGGTCTTTGGGACGGATAACTACACGATTGACTTTTGGATTTACCCTCTTAGCTCCACTCACGACAACGCTGCTATCATGGGGAATAGGGCTGGAACAGGGGATGATTGCCTCATCATTTACTTTAAATCTGGTTCTAATAATCGTGTAGTAATGGATACCCCCATGACTGAGGTCCACCTTGGAAGTAGCTCGACAGAACTATCTATTAATACATGGTATCATGTCGCGTTTACTTATGATGGAGTAAATAACAGACAATTCATTAACGGTACATTGGTTGATACTACAGCTACCTCATTTAATCTCAACCGTACTGAGACTTGGAGAATAGGCCAAGACAATTCGGGCAACAAGCCAAACGATCTCAACGGTCACATTGATGAATTAAGGATCGTGCATGGTGTCTGCAAATGGACGACTAGTTTCACGCCGGAGACTTCAGCGTACTCAAATCCGACAAAGAATAATTCTTTTATACCTTCAAGCATGAGTGCCGCAAATGTAATTGCTGGCGAAAATCCAGTTAATGATGCGGATAATAACAAAGGCAACTACTGTACTTGGAACCCAGTGGCTAACGGAGGTGATGTTACATTATCTGAAGGCAATCGTGTAATGACCGCTCCAAATCCCAATGACAATAACTTTGTTTACGGCACTCACGCAATGCGTACTGGTAAGTGGTACATGGAATTTGGGTTTATCAGAGCAGTAGACTTTAACGACAGTGGTGTTTATCTCGTCGATCAGACTTTTGATTTTGGAAGTGATGGCCCTCATACAACTGCGTCAAATAATCAATGGGGGATTACTCTTGAGTCTAATACAGAGTTGGATTTAAGACACAATAATTCCAGAACAAGTAATAGCGTTTATACAATTCCAACTTGGGTTCATAGTGCTGATCGACTTTTGATGGCTTTTGATGCAGACAATAAAAAGGTTTGGTTTGGATATTACGATGCATCTGCAAGCCAATCGAAATGGTTGGAAAATGATGGAACAGTTGAAACCAGTCAGTCACCCCCTACTGCGGCACCTAGTTTTGCAACAACTGGTGTGGTTAGCGGCGAGGAATTTTCTGGTGAGGGATGGTATCTTTGCGGTCATTTTAATGATAATAACAATACTGGTAATAAAATGCGTATGTACGCACAGGAGAGTGAATGGGTAGGAACTGCCCCTAGCGGATTTAAAGCACTAGCTACACATAATTATGCAGAGCCTACAATTACTAAACCTAGTAATCATTATAATGCGGTAGAATATACTCTTTCTGGTTCAGCGGCCCAGACAATATCCCCCGGATTCGGCCCTGATCTTGTAATTATAAAACGCCGTAGTGGTGGTGGACAGCACTGGTCAGTTTTAGATAGTGTTCGTGGAACAGGGTATCTTTCGTGGAATGATGATGGTGATGAAGGTTGGGATGGCGGCACAAGTCCGATTAATGCGGTTACTGATTGGGGGCCAAGTTCGTTATCTCTGCAATCTGGCGGTAAATTTGCTACGGATTCGGCAGGGGATTACATAGCTTATTGTTGGGAAGCAGGGGGGCGACCAACTGCTACAAACTCTGTAGGCGTGTCAGATGGTGCAACAATGACGAGTGGCTCTGTCTTTAAGGGCGGTTCTGCACACAGTTTTACACCACACAATGACGCAACGATCTTTCCTGAAAAAATGTCGATAGCCGACCACTATGGTTTTAGCATTGTTCATTACGAAGGTAACGCAACAGCGGGGGCTAAAGTTCCACATGGATTAGATGCCGCACCTGACATGATAATTATGAAAAATTTTAGCGATAATGGACCCGGATGGTACGTTTATCATACAAGTATGGGTACTTCACACTATGTAAGATTAGAGGTCAATTCCGGATATACTTCTGAATCAAATTATGTTTGGAATGGTACTGCTCCTGATGATAATTTATTTACGCTAGGCGGTGGTAGTTCGTATGTAAATGATAGTGGTAAGGACCACATTGCTTATTGTTTTAAACGTACTCCCGGCCTTATTGGTATTGGTTCCTACATTGGTAATGAATCTACAAACGGACCACCAATAATTGTAGATGATGGAGCTTCTGGTTTTAGGCCAGCTTTTATTCTTGAGAAACGGTTAAACGATTCTAGCGGATCTGCGGCGGACGGGGCTTGGTATGTCATTGATGCCGAAAGAGTTAAATACAATCCTGTTAATCTTTCTTTTCTGGCAGATAGTACTAATGCTGATGTAACTGGAACAGCAAGCTCTGGAGCATTTTTAGACATTACCTCGAATGGTTATAAGATACGAGGTACAAGCTCTGGACAAGAGTACAATAGGTCAGGAACGTACATTTATTTAGCTTTTGCGGAATCGGCATTTGGCTTGAACAACAGAGCAAGATGATATGGACCCAGTTACCATTGCCGCAGGAGTTGCTGCATTTAAAGCAGCACAATCCTCTATTACTGCAATTAGAGAGGCATTAGATACGGCTGATGATATAAGTAGTATTAGTCATCATATTAGTGATTTATTTCATCATAGTAGAGAAGCTAATAAGGCATACCAAGCACAACACGCTTATAAAGAGAGTGTAGAAAAAGGAGAAATTAAGCCAGACGAATCTTTACAAGAGGCCATTGACCTGATGATCCATCGCAGGGAAATGTCCGAAATGATTAAAGATTTAGAATGGGAATTAAATAAAAAGTTTCCTACTCCTATGGGCGAACCTACAATGTGGGAGAATATTAAGAGAGAACAGTCCCGAATACAGGCTCTAAAGATTAAACAGAAAAGAGAACGGGCAGAAATAGCAAAACAAGAGGCAGAAGAGGCAAGAAAAAGATGGAAAAAGATTGGAATAGAAGCGTTAAAGTTTGGCTTTTTAATTATTGTAACAATGGGCATTGGATGGATGCTTCTTACTGCTTATGATACAGGACCAATTAGGTAGATTGATATGGAACTAACGGCTAGTCATGCTATTCAAGGTGTAATGGTTCTTGCGACTGTAGCTGGGGGGTATGCTGTTGTGAAAAGCAACCTTGCTAGAGTTATGGGTGACCTTGAAACATTTATGAAACGTTATGAAAAGCAAAAGGCAGACTTCGATGACAGACTAGATGAAGCAGAAAGCCAACGCGCCGTATTTACTAGTCAAATCGATGTATTAAAAGAAATAAACAGCGTTTCAGAACTTGCGCATCGTAACCGTGAAATGGCTACATTGTTAGCCGAAATGAAAGTAATGAAGAGTCAAATTGAACATCTTAATTCGATACATAATGGAAGTCATCCCGATACGTCCAAATAAGGGGGTAAAAATGGATAAAATACTGCGATGGTGGGAGGACACTTTTGGTGGAAACTCTGCTATATGGAATTTAGATTATGGTAAGATCATTATTATTTGCCTTTTGCTTTATCACATGTTTTGGCAGTAGCGTCCAAGCTAGCGAAAAAGTTTTCGCCGGATGGATACTGCACATGTTTATCTCCGGTCAGTTAAAAGAGTATACCCCACGGGGCGGCATGGCTGAGTGCCTAAAGGTAAAGCGTAAGATACTGCGCTCTCAAGGCCACGCTGTCGGCACAAGATGGGAGTGTGCAAAAGGAAAGTTAGTCTTGCGTAAGTATGATACGGGAAAAACAGGTGAGAAATGGTTACCTGTAGAGCACTTAGGCAAATAAATGGCTGAAGAAGCTGGCAGAGGTAGGAGAACAAGCGATCAGATAAGAGTAAGCGATAGCTCAGCTATTTCGATGCCCATACGCAACCTTATCTCTATCGTAGCCGCCGTGTCTGTGGGGGTATGGGGTTATTTCGGAGTTGTCGAAAGATTAAATAAGTTGGAAACATTTGAGCAGTTAATCCAAAAAGATTTGGAGACAGGGCTAAAAGAATTACAGGCGGATATCGCAAAAAATAATGAGTTTAGAATTAAGTGGCCTCGCGGTGAGCTAGGCCAAGCGTCTGCCGACCAAGAGCAGTATCTTTTAATAGAGCATCTAAGCGGTCAGGTAGAGAAAATACAGAAACGTATAGAAGAGGGTATGTCTAACGGTGTGAATATTACAAGACTGCAAACTGATATGATGGAAGTGCGTAGTGCGGTTGAGAAGCTAAAGGATAAACAGCGCGGTTTTATAAACGGGAGTGTAAAATAATGGTTGGACTAACAATGTTGTTATTAACTTTATTACTAGGAGTTTTATAATGCTATCTTTACTTGGGTCTTTACTTGGGTTTGGAACGTCTTTTTTGCCAAAAGTAATGGACTATTTCCAGGATCGTTCAGACAAGGCACATGAATTAAAAGTTATGGAAGTCCAGATACGTCAACAAAAAGAGTTAGCCAGCCAGAAATTGGAGATGGTGAATGTTGAAGCAGATATACGAGAAGTTGAAGCTTTACAAAAATCAATGCAACCAACGGGGGTGGCTTGGGTGGACGGTTTGCGTGGTAGCGTTCGTCCTGTTATCACTTATGCTTTCTTCGGGCTGTTCGTTTTCGTTGAAGTCTCCGCATATTACGCTCTCACTGCCCAAGGGGTATCTGGATTGGATGCAGTCAACGCCGTATGGGATGAGGACACAAAAGCTTTATTCGCCGCCGTTATCGCGTTTTGGTTTGGTGGAAGAGCTATCAATAGAGCAAGAAAATGAGGATCAACCAAATCGGGCTGGATATAATAAAAACTTTTGAAGGTTTTAGGTCTGAGCCGTACTACTGTCCAGCGGCGGTTGCCACCATTGGGTATGGTTCTACTCGCACCTTTGATGGCAGTCGTGTTACCCTACGTCACCCCTCGATTGATGAATCAGAAGCCGAGGAGTTACTTCTACGAGAGGTCGCTAACTGCGAACGTGCAGTCAGCCGCCTTATCAAAGTTGAGCTGAATGAAAACGAACATTCAGCGTTGCAAAGCTTTGTCTACAATTTAGGGAGTGGGAGGCTCCAATCCAGTACACTTAGAAGAAAAATTAATAGAGGCGACATGTTAGGAGCAGCTGATGAGTTCCCTAAATGGAGGAGAGCTGGGGGTAAAATTCTTAAAGGGCTGGTATTACGAAGAGAAGCGGAACGTAAATTATTTTTGAAATAAGTATAATGAGTGCTTAAAATTTGCGTTCTTTTTACATGGCCGACAAATTCTATTCCAAGGACCCTCTGATTCAAAAATTTGTTGACATCTTAAACACGTTTTGTTTGAGTACTGGTATCTAATTTCTGGCTTTGAGACTGTTTTAGTTGATTTTTTCATCTTATGCCCTTATAAAGACTTAATAGCGTCTACGATAGCCGTAGCCATCTGTTGTTTTTTCTGTAAGGCGGATACTACCTTTTTATCTAGTTGGGTCCCTATTAAATCAACATACGTAACAGGATAATTCTGTCCATGTCTATGATTTCTGGCCTCAGCCTGTACCCTAGCATCCAGATCATAATTGTTCTCATAAAATATTGTAGTATGACAGGGGTTGTTTTTAGTACCAAGCAAAGTATGACCGTATTTACCAGCCGTTAACTGAGCTATCATAATGGGGCAACTGTCATAGTTATTAAAATGTTCTTTTTCTATTTTTTGCGATTCTTCACTTTGATCCCCAATTAAATAGGCACTCTCATTTGCAGAAAATCTATTCATTAATAAAGATATAGATTTTTTATAAAACGCAAAAATTATAACCTTAGTATTAAGTTCTTTAACAATCTCCTCTACTAAGTTAAGTTTGGGGTTATCTTTTTCTTCTACTAGCTCGATTGTTTCTCCCTGCTCATCTATAATAAAACCAGAAGAAATTTGTTGTAACTTCATCATTTGCGTGATAACCATCGGTGCTGTGATGACTTCATCTTTAACATTAAGTACCAAGTCTTTACGCATGGTATTATATTGCAAAAGTTGATCTCCACGTAGTAGGTAATTCCTGGACGTATTGAGACTATCCGGAATATCAGTCCACTCGCATTTCCTAGCTCTAAAAGAGTGCTCATCTATCAACTCCGATAATTCTTCTTGGTTTCTAGCCCCAACGATTTGTTTACCTAGATACCCGCCCATAACACAAAATCGGTTTCTAAATGCGTATTGGTTTTTACCTACCAACTGGCCTATACATCTAAACTGGCCCCATATATCAAGTGGGGATTTAACTATAGGAGCACCTGATAGAATCCTAACGTACTCTGCTTCTGCAGATAATTTAATCATTCGTTTAGTTCGCTTTGCTTGGGGATTTTTAACGTGTATTGATTCATCTAGTACCAAATATACTTTTGAGTTCTGCAGTATTTTTTCTAAAAATTTACCCCCTTTTCCTAGTATAGCTTCATAGTTTATAGCTAAGACTGTAGGAGAGTTAGGCACTGCTGGCCAGATGTCAACTTTAATTGGTACTTCCCACTCTTCGGCTTCTGTAGCCCAAACTTCTTTTAAAGATTGGGGGCATACGATTACCATAACTTCTACTAAGTCCATTGAGTAAAGGTCTAAAAATTCGTTATAAGCTGTGGCTGTCTTACCTAGACCCATTTCCATAAAAAATGCAAACCCTCTACGTCCGTTAGCCTTATCTAAGGCTTTAGTCTGGACGGCATACGGGGTCCCTTTTAAGTGCCAAGGATACATATCAAAATCCCATATCGGTGCATAGGTAGGTGCGCGGCGTTTGATGTACTTTTTCGGTAAGTAAGTCAGGTAGACTTTCGTCTAGTTTGCCAGCTTTATCGACTAGGGTTTTACATAAGTTAGCAAATAAAAGGTGCACTGTAGTGTTTCCCATAGCCATTTCATCCGCCAGATACATACAAGCTTCAAATATATCCGCAACTTTAACTACCTCTATGCAGTATTTTTCTAGTGTAGTGCTGTTCGTCTGTATACTACTAGCCATTTGTCTAGGTATATTCATCATATAATCATCGCTTAACTTAAAATGGCGTTTGTATGGAGTAGGTATATCCCCGCTTATCATTTCTTCAAAGTCGTGGGTTAAAGCGTATTGGGAAATCCAATTAATATCAGATTTCTTCATTTTTATGTGTTTCGCTATAAAGACGGCGTACATAGCCACATAATAAGAGTGCTCTGCAACAGACTGTTGACGTATAGTTCGAATTATTGACCATCTAGGAACGTGCTGTAAAACTCTTGTTTGGGGGTCTAAAACGTTCATAATGAATATCCTGGAGAAGGTTTTACTACTTTTTTAAACGGGTATATAAGAAGTTTTCTGGCTTTTGCTTCTTTACACTCCTCATAATAAATTTGCCCCGTGGGCTTATGCCTATACATGTACGCAATAGGTATGTTATTTTCAGACCAAAGACCGTGGGACTCAAAATCTTCTAATTTTAATTCTATTTCTTCGGTAACTGTTTTTGTAACGTACGCTTTCATATTTACTCTCCGTTAATTTTTACGTCTGCCTTCAGATAACGTAACGTCTTCTATATTGGGGCCCCATCCAAACAGTAGTACGGGTTTTCCAGTTAGGCATTTTTCACTTTCATCCTCTATATCTCTTATTATTGCCGCTAGCTCAAATTCAGATACGTAATTACAAAAATTAAGAAATACAATACTTGGACGATTTGACATAATTGCATCTTCAAATTGTTGGCGGCTCCAAGTAAAAATTCGCCGCACTCGCTTAGTTACGGTGGTTAGCTCTTCTGGTACTCCTAATTTTTCAAAACTAGTTTCTTCCTGATCGGGATAAACATCGCCACTATACCCTAAGTTTGGAATAGACCCTACTCTAATAGGATGAGTTCGTACCGACATTGCAACGTTCCCTAAAAATCTAGGGTGGATGTCTGCATCAGCTATCCCTTGCCCCACCGTACAATTTCGTGATGTGCAGTAGGGGTAAAACATACTGTTAACAGACAAGCTGTACCCCTGCGGTACTTCAACCGATACCCGTGCCTTGTCCATTAAAGCCTGATTTAAATTTATTGGTGCCACGTTAAAGTAGCTACGAAGCTCAGGTGTATCTCTAGCAATTTCAGCCGTTCTTTTTACCTTACGGGCTAAAGCTTCTCCTACCCCCTTTCTTGTAGAAGAAATTTTGGTAGTTTGGGAGTCATCCCTATTTTCTGCTTCTATGTCCTCTTTAGTGATTACTGTAGCATTTGGATGAATAATCACCCTACTGTGTTTTATTCCTAAATCTTCAACCTCTTGTAAAAGTAATTCAACGTTTATAATTGCTCCAGCATTTAAATATATTAAACAGTCAGGCTGTATAACCCCAAAAGTTGGTATGTGGTAACAGCAAAAATTCCAATTTTCATTCGTCTTAGATTTGGTCCAGTGACCAGCATTGGCACTGGCATTTGTGGTTGCTATATCTACTTCGTTCTCAAAACGGGCGGCTAAATATGCGGCTAATAGCCCCTTTCCTGTTGACCCAAACTGTCCGTCCACTAGCACAGATGCTTTTCCCTCATTAATGTAACTCATTATCTCTTTTCCCATTCTGATCTGCCCAAATTAAAAACCAAGCGTTACATATAACATGGGCTAGATGGTGTTGTCCGCTCTCAGGATCAACAATTTCTCCCTGTCTCCACGCCATTAAATGCCTCATCATTGCGTCAAAGTACCTGTCCCAATCGTCACAGTTTTTCCAATTATCAACCCCGTACTTATTAGCCCCAAAATCAAAAATTGCAACTACTTGTTCAAGTACCTCATACGGTAACAAACGCCACCTCCTCTTATCCTTATCAAATTTTTTATGAACGGCAATCATGCTAATTTCCTTATCTCTACCTCTGACCAGTATGTGATGGCAGTCACAATTTCTGCTACTTCCCACTCCTTGCCCGTCATCGTAACTAAATGACAATTTCCGGCCTTTGGATAAAGTGCGCTTGGGTCCGCTCCTATATACAAGTTATGATAATGTCGTTCCTGTATATGCAAGAGCCAACCAGCTGGCATGTTCGCGGCGTGTAACCTTTTTAACGTTTCTTGTTGAAGTTTAGTCAGCTTTAATTCATCTTTCTTACACTCAACAAACACGGGGGGTAGAGTGGCAATTTTTATAAAAAGGTCTGGGACACCCCCTTGGTGTCGGTTTGCCATTTTTATGGCCCACCCTTTCTTTCGTTGGACCTCTTTTACTATACGTGCCTGTAATTTTAATTCATCCATAACTAGCCTCTGCCCAATTTTTACCTTCACCAACGTCCACATCCATCGGCACTAATAATGAAACCCCTCTGTCTGGACCAAAGTCCTGCATTATTTTAAGTGCTTGTTCAAATTGGGGCCTATTGTCCTCATAAAATTGAAAATCGATTGAATCATGTATGCTAAGTAACATATGAACTTGATCTCCTTCTGATTCTAGGTAGTTGTCTATATCTACCATTGCCTTCTTTATTATGTCAGCGTTTCCACACTGTAGCAACCTGTTTACAGCCTTGTAACTCATGTCATGGGTTCTTGTATCTAGTCGTGCTCTACGTCCTAGGATACTTCTCACAAAACCCGTCCCCCTCATTTTAGATGCCGCCGCTCTCTGTAGCTGTTTGATTTCGGGCATTGACCTAAAGTAATCGTCCCAAATCTTTTCCCCTTGCGCCTCTGATACGCCTAATTCAGCAATTAATTTAGCCTTTCCCATGCCAGTAAGTAACCCTTGATTCAGCCTTTTACCCGCATCCCTATCTATTCCTGCTGCTTTAGCAACTGCCGTATGTGCATCAATAGGGGGGTTCGATAAATACCCCGATAACAGGACTTTACATTTTGAGTAATGGGCTAATAAGCGCGGTTCACACTGGCTGTAATCTACGCTACCCCAAATCATGCCCTCATCCGGTATGAACACTGACCTAAACAACTTTCCAAGCTCTACGTTTCTTTTTGGTACTTGTTGCATATTCGGCCTAGATGAGCTTAACCTACCTGTTATTGTGCCGTATTGGTCAGACCTCGACTGATTAAACTCTGTGTGTATTCTACCTTGGTGCATATAGGCGTACATGGGGTTAATAAACGAGTTGATTAAATTACCATACTTTCTAGCGGCAATAATTTTCTTGCCAAGGCTATTGGTTAGTAACCAACTTTCTGCAAACGATGGGTTTCCCTTATCCGTAGTGGGATAATCAGTAATTCCCGCATCGTCAAACAGTGCCTTCATCTGTGCGCCAGACCGGATATTTAAATCTGAAGGCAGATCGTTTTTAGCCTCTTCTAATTTTTGCGTGGTCTGATTGGCTACTTTATCTAATCTATCCTCATCTATATTAACCCCACGAGTTACCATCCTATGTAGTACCCGTATTACCTGATTTTCTAAGTGCCAAACCTGCCGTAAATCTTGCTGGTCCAAATCTTTCTGTTGCTTTTCCCATAATTGGTAGGTAGAAGTTCCATCCCCTTCAGCATAGTCTACCCCCATTTCATCATTGCCACTTAAACGCCAGAAATTGGACATCTGTTTGCTCGTGTCCGGTCCCCCAAATTTTCCTTTTAGGTACTGGTACAGTTCGCTTCCTTTTTTAGGCTGTACCCCCGCATCGATACAACAATTTTCTAATGAATACGATGATCGATATTCGTTAATCAAACCAGCGTTGATCATTGTATCTTCAAAAGTACACTTTGATATGTCAATCTGGTGTTTATGTAAAAATTTTAAATCAAAGGCTAAATTATGACCAATTAGATGGATACTGCGCTCTTTAAATATAGAGTGAACATCCATTTCAAAAGGGTGTAATTTTAATGTTTGTGTGGTTTCTGCGTCCTCTGGGGGGTAAAAGTCATAAAGGTTATTAGCCCTGTGGCGCACTGGTATATAATAACTATCAGCAGGATTTGGAGAAAAAGTAAAAACATAACCAACAATATAATTGCGCTTCCAATCCAAGCCACTAGTTTCGACATCGATTACTACCTTATCTGTAGTTGATAGCTTATTTAACACTTCCATTTTTATGCCCTATCTAAAGAAGCTCCACCCGTTAGGGTGGAGCACCTTACCTTTCCTATTTAATAGTCGTCCGTGTCTTCAACATCGCCGTTTTCATCCTCGTCGCCACCTGCAATGCCAAAGCCCTTATTAGAGAAATGCTCGTACATTTCCTTATAGGTAGGCACTTCGGCCTCAGATACTAATTGAGCAACTGAACGGCCATTTGACCCTTTCGACACGCTTGCACTAAAGTGCCAGTTAAAGTAACTCTCGTTGTCGGTGTTGCGGTCTTTCTTGCTGGTCATATCAAAGATACGTGCCCAACTTGGGAGTTTGCTTATCGCTAATTTCGACACAAACTGTTGACCTACCTTAAAAGAAGATCGTTGCAACGAGATCGCCGCTGGGCTTAAATCAAGGTGGTCCGGAAACATAGCTATGATATTTATCATCCTAGTAGCCGCTGGATGAGAATTTTTATCATCGGGGTCCATAGTTCCAAAATCAGTAAGACCCCCCTGTTGGACGGTTTTACCCGTGTTCCAGGTTACATTCTTACCCGTATCAAGTTTTACGTCAAACTCCGTGTTTGGACGGTCCCAATGAATTCCATCATCCGCACGGGCTAGGATACCACCACCATCCTTACGGGGTCTCCATAAAATTACGGATTGGGATACAAATACAGGGACCATTTTTAGGCTATCCCCCATAGATGTTTCAGCTACAGTGTGATAAAACTCACCCGCCTTGCCGCCATCGTCCATCACTTCTGGACTTAATCCCTGTAGCAACTTAATGCGGGGTACGATTGTAAGGTCAGATACGTGCTCTGTGCCTTGACCTTGGTACTGTGCCAAATAATCAGGTACACTTACCTCTTGACTTTGATCTTTTTTAGCTGGTGCTTTTGCCATATCTATTCTCCTAGCTAACCTTCGTCATTGATGTGTTTTCGTAGCTATAGATGTTAAATACGTCATCTGGTAAATCAATACCCTCAGACATTAAACTCTTAGCCGTTGCAGAAAGAGTAGAAGAATTAACCGTCTCAGTAATCAAGTCTTCTAGCCCGTTATTGCGAAGCCATTCATAAGCCTCGTCTTTTCTATCCTTCTGGATAGTAGTACGTGATTGTGCAGAAACGGTAAATCGATACCCGTTTACCGTCATGCTGGATACACCCTGCTCAGTAAACTTCTTCGGCACAATTTCTTCTTTCATGCGCTTATGTAATTCACCAAATCGGGATTTTAGATACTTCAAATTTTCGTCTACGTGGCGTATATCCTGTAGAAGAGATACTACAGTGGGTACATCACACATAAGAATATTTTCCATATCCTTCTCTGCGTCTAATGCGGTCTGGTTGATCGCATCAATCATGTTTTTAAAGTCTTCTAGTTCTTTTTCAGTCACTAATTTGTTCTCCTATCTCAATTTCATAGTACCCCTTAAGCTTCTTATCATACTTAAGAAATACAGATGGTAACAGCCGCTTCCTTTCTAACCATATGGCTATAGTTGAAACGACACACGAATCGCCCAGAGGGACGATATAATCACACTCAGGGTCAAAGTCATGCATGGTCTTGTCACATGCCGCTAAAATCTCCCTAGTGTAAATATTTACATCATCGGGGAAGTACCCACGTCTTAGTAGTGGGACCAAGCTTCCCCAACGAGACAAACTCTCAACGTCATGCTTATCACTAGGGATAGCCGTAATAAAGCACCTAGCAAACAAGTATCTAGCTGACACTTTCCAGCATCCTTTTTAAATTATACAGCTGTGTGTCAGACACTACTGATTCAAACTCTCTTAGATGAGGATCGTCGTATTTGTACTTTAAGTCATGCCTTACGCGGTCTATCCATTGAAGAGTAGGTGTTGATTCAAATAAATTCAGCTGTGCACCCTCAGAAAAAAGATTTTCTTTAAGTTTACGGTCTAAAACAGAAGAAAGGATCATAGCGAAGTTTGCTACGTCTGCCGCTTCACGATGAACGCTGTCTGCGTCCTCGTTATAAATTGCGTCCTCTAGCTCTCTTACCTCGCCTTCTAAACCTTTAAGAGCAGTAAGGACATCAACTTTATTCCAATGCCCCTTGTGTGTATTTGCTTGTAGCTTAACTAACATCCGATTCACAAAAGACCAGATGTCTCCAGCGTACTCTTCTGTTCCTTCGGGGAGTGTTATGGTAATTGATCGTCCCATCGAGGTTCTCCTATCTAGAGGGGTGGGGAGAGGTATGGAGGTTCAGTCTTTCCCTCTCCCCTTGACGCAATTGCGTCAATCGTAAAAAAGCACACCTACCCTATCTTGTCAACTAGTCCTTCATCAATCCACGTAGTTTTCAGCTTTGAACGTAGTTTTCAGCTTTGAACGTAGTTCCGTCGATGGTTACGTCTAGGCCTTTTCTCAACCTGCCACGTAGACGATTTCCGATATTCATCCGTTGCATGCCATTATTTAAATGTTCATACTTAGCTGGATCAATGTCATTGTCTGCGGCTATAGCGTAGAGGTTAGGTATAGAAACTTTACCCTCTCCATTTACAGTTGCCTCTGTAAGAGTAGAAGCTATGTCATCCCCACAGGAATCATTATTTGCCCTGTAAGTTTGTCTGTATCCGTCATCCATGATACGGTTTTTGCTTAACAAATCGCGAATGCTTTGTGCTGGAACACCACTATCTTTTCTGGTGATTGCTTCATCAAGTCCCGCTTTTGGGTCCGAATTTGTTGCCCATATTACAGGGTCTACTGCGTCTTTAAAAACGAACACGTCAGAAGGACCACCCTCTTTAACTTGGTCCATTGTCGTGATTAGAATTTTAGCTTTTTCCGCTTTTGCAACGGTAGCGTGATGTAGTTTCATGATTTCATCCTTTCCTATCTAAAAACTACCAATCTAAGGGACATTAAACCATGTCCCGTACACCTTGTCAATATCTTATTCTTTAAACTCCTTATCTCCTATGCGAACTACCCCGCCTCTACGAATTATACCACGTAAAACGTTACCAAGTAGCATCCGCCGCTGTCCTGCGTTGAGGTGGTTCCACTTTGAAACAGCTACCTTATTGCTTTCAGCTACGTTTTTCATTTTTTCGGGATCAGTCCTACCCGTTTCGGGATCAGTTAAGAAGGCCGACAAAGCTTCAGCTACTTCGTCACTACAAGTTCCAGAACGTCCATACTTTTGCATAAACTTTCTTGTCATAAAATCTCCGCTCATTTTTTCCTCTCTAGAAGTCTAAGTTTCTTTGATCAAAAGGCGGGGGTGCTTCGTAATGGGACGCTATTTCAGCCTCTCCCGCCGACATCCACGTTTTGTAGTTTCTTACTGCCCATAGTTTTATTTTTTTACCCATCATTCTTTTAGCCCCCAAATTAGTGTACCCAAGCCTCTTTAAAGTCTGAGTAAGAGCAATCGGGTTTATACCTTTGAATCCCGGAGCTGTGTTCACTGCATGGGCTAAGTCAGTTGCGTTAATCAAGTCACAGGCCATAGGCCACTCATCGTTATTTACGCACTCCATAATATATGAATCCATCGGCCTTGTTGTTTCGTCCACCATGTCGTGGAAATGTTTAGTCTTAGGCGGTGGGGCCTCAGGGTCAAAATTACTAAGATCGAAGTCTATTGCCCATCTGTATATAGTGGATAAGTTGTCCTTGGTCCAACTAAACAACTTTTTATAATATGACGGGGGTTGCGGGTCCGCCTCAGACATCCACACCCAAAAACGACGACTGTCCTTATCTAGGATAATCGCGTTTGTGTGGTTAGTTGTACAGAAGAAAGATGCGGGGTTATTCGATACATAACTATCGGTCCTCATTTTTCGAATTGTAACGTTATCCTCAGACAACATAGGCTTCATCCGGTTTGCGATTTCTAATCGACCACCTGCCATAAGTTCTTCAATAAAGACAATTTCTGAATTTGCTAGCCAATCGTTGTACTGTTCTTTAAGCTGGTCCGTGCCAACTTCCATTACATGGTCGTTACCAATAATGCCCCGAAATACCTGCTTGAGGTAACTCTTTCCTGTCCCCTCTTTATGAGAGCCGATAACCACAGCGTGTCTTAACCTTCTTCCAGGATTCGCTACCACGTGGGCTATACAGGATGCTAAATGATGAAATCCGTCTTCATCGCCATCCGTTAAATAGTGTAGGTGGTCTGTAAAAATAGAAACGTCCGCACCTTCATCACTTGGAATTATCCGTCTTGGTTGCCACGTGTTATAAATTCGACGACCCTTGTACATCGACATGGTTTCGTCTACTCCCGGAACAAATTCACAAGTGTCCACCATTTTCAAATCTGGAGACTCAAGTAGAAGTTTAGCAATATTCTTTCCGGGAGCCATAGCCGCATGCGCTCTTTGCACCGCTGTGGGGGTAAAAGTTAAGTCTTTTACTGGATGGTAAAAAGCCTCTTCAAAAGCGACATAAATGTAGGTACTTAGTAACTCCGATATATCAACTTTAGCTCTAGTCCCTCTAGCGAACCCTTTATTGATCGCACCTTCAATCAAACCGTCTAAAAATGAATCAGACTTATACCTGTCTACCTCTGACGGACCTCTATCCTCAGACACTTCAGCGTCATCGATGTAACTACGAACCAACCTTTTTAATTCGGTACGTGCCGCACTCTCAGGCTCTCCATGAAAATTGATCCAACTCGCAATCCCCTGCATTATGGGGTGGTGGAACCCGTCCTTATCGTCCCCGACTGAGTTAAGAAAGCGCATATACTTTCTATCCTCTGGCTCGTCTTCAGAGGTGTAAATCCATTCTCTGGATAAAGGAACTGTATCATTAGCCCCTTTTATCACACCGCTTCGCTGTGCCATGGGGTCCTCTACGTCCTCAATAACCGGAGCCGCAGTATAATGAGGCTGTATCGGGTTAAACAAGGCGGGGTCCACCAATCTCCTCCCATATACCCCTAGGAAAGATTCGTTAAAAGTTTGAAAGTACCGCTTTAAATCTTCATCACTGATGGGTACATCCAAAACAAAAGAAATGTGACAACTGACCGTCGTACCTTTGAACCCCGCACTGGCTGAATACCGCCAATGGCAGGATGTGTCGTGAAATGCCGAAGGTAAAAGATCAATTACGTCACGAATCGTTGTCTCAGGGTCTTTGGGGTCAAATTCATGGCTGAGTATCTTTTTATTCTTATCAGCTGGCAAACCATCGATGTCCAGAGTGACCCATCGCCTTAGCACGGGGGTTACCGTACCCTCTCCCGTAGCACGGACAATCCGACGCACATCACAAGACAGGTCCGTTGTTTTTGACGGATGGCCGCGCACGATAAAAGAGTATTGAAGTTTTTGAAGCTTTTCTAACTGGTCAAAAAATTCGTCCGGTGTGTCAAACCTTCTAGTTCTAAACTGAAAGTTCTTTGCCACCTTGTGGCTAACCGTCTTACCCTTTTTGATGGTCTTGGTGCAGATTGATTTTGGAACAGGCGTAAGTATTAGGTACTCGTGCGGTACTGCTTCCTCGACTAGCTCTGCTTCTACTGTACGTGCCATACCACCACTAAACCATACCCGCCGTGTACTGTCAATAAATTTTTCCAAAAAAAGACCCCTGCACCGCAATGGGAAGTGCAGGGGTTAAGGTCAGGGAGTATTACGACTACTGTACGTGCCTGTTACTAGTAAAGTAAAACACGGGGCCTAGGTAGGGGTCAACAGTTTGTCAAGATAATCGTTGTCCACCAGCTCCCCCCCAATATAGACTTTATCGCCTTTGTAGAACTTACCTCTGATCGTGTTGGTCAGGTTCATCGCCACCTGTCCGTTATTCAAGTCATCCCACCTTGCGGGGTTGATTCCGTTTTCCTTTGCTAATTCGTAGCAAGCCGATCTCCGCTCAGGGCCTTTTAAAGAACCAAGCCACTTTTTAATTGCAACCGTGGTAGGGTGCTGTACTTTCTCCCCTTTTACTTCTTTCCTTTCAAGACGTGCGTCATAGGCTTCTTTGCGAATCTTTGCCCCCTCAACCTTTGCATTCCAACGGTGAGAGGTCGGCATTTTTAATAATGCTCCCGGATGAAGTTTACGTTGCTCATCTTCAAGTTTTGCTAGCCTCTTGTCCTCTTCGGTAATCGGCCTAATTAAAAAATCAGGAATATCAAGTAGGTCCTCTGTGTCTGTCATTTTGTTTCTCCTATCTATCGGCTGGCTGGCTCGTCAGCGATGTGGAACCACCCACACCGGACGGGGCTTTCACCCCGTTTCGCCTCTAAATTACCATTAAAAGAGTGGTGAATGTGCCTACCAAGATCAACATTCCAAGCAGATCGTCCATGAACTTGTCTCTGTTATCCATCAGTCGCACTCCAAGCAGAGAATTGCAAAAAAAGTGATTGATGACATGCAACAAAAAGTCAGGGCTATACCGTGCATCAATTCGCTGACAAAAACCTGACCAAAAACGACACTAAAAAAGAAGCCAAAAACGGCTAAAAAACTTAGTGTAAAACCTGTTAATACCAAAGCTTTCATTTTTTTCTCCTATCTATTCGTCATCATCAACGGGGCCAAAGGATATAGAATCCGCTGGCATTAGCCACTGATTATCGGGGTTTTTGGGGGCACCATTCATCGGCCACTCTGGGAGCCACTCGATTGATTCACAACCCATTTCAGATTCAAAGTGATCTGTGAAAAGCCACGCTCCCTCATCGTCAGAGGTTTTAGCTTGAGCTTCTTCAAGGCTCTTAAAACCAAAAAGAACGTGCGTAACATCGTTCTTTTCCCAACATCTTGCTTTCCGCACCCTGAGATCGTCGTAGTCTTCAACGTCCCCAATCAGTGGGATTCCTGCTTTTATTTCCATTTTGGTTCTCCTATCTAAGATTCTAACACACCGGAAGCTGGGCGGTAAAGTCCCAGCAACCGGAGCGTCTAGCTCGATTTTAAAAAAGTCAGACGACGATGTTAACCTGCTCTCCACGGTTTGCCATTCCCCGCAAAACGTTGCCCAAGTTCATCCGCTGCATTCCAAAGTTCAAGTGACCCCAACGAGTGCCGTCGATGCCGTTTTCATCACACATCATTGCGAAAAGACGGTTTCTGTCGTTGTCGTCTTCAGCATTAGAAAAGTGCACTTTTAACTTCTTGGCGATGTCGTCGTTGCAACTCTGGCTCTTGCCGTAAGCTTTTTTGGTCTTCGGATCGATGACGCTCTTGGTGACGACTTTTTCTTCAGTAGCTTCTTTTTTGGTTTTCTTTGACATCTTGGTTCTCCTATCTGGCGGGGCCAATCCCCGCATTACTCAACTAAAAAAGCACACTCCGTCCGTCTTGTCAATACCTCTTTTTTTGTGCCACGATTAAAGCGTGGCAAAGGCGTGGCAAACCGTGGCAGGACAGCGTGTAGCCGCCGCATCTTTTTTTGGTGGTTTGTGCCACGATTGATGCCACGATTGATGCCACGATTAAAGCGTGGCAAGCAAAAGCCCCAAAAGACAAGGGGTTTGAGATATGTGCCACGATTGCCACGATTAATATCACTATCAAAACGTCTCTTTTTTTTTCGGCGAGCGGATTATCTCCGGTCCCCAATAGGCACATCAATCGTGGCAATCGTGGCAAGCCTCAGAGACGAAAGTTGTCAATTCAAAGGTGGAAGGCTAAAAAAGAAAAGTCGAAGGCTGATTTGGAATGTGGCTCGCTTCTCTGGTTCAGCATCGAAGGCTGAATTTATCAATGGAATAGGCAAGGAATAAAAAGCTCGCGTTCCTTTTAATTTCTCGCGAATAGTGCTACCCCCAAGCCGCGCTCCGCGCCGCAGAATACGATGGGACCCGAAGAGCTAGCATATACTCTGGACATATTAATATTGACAATTGCCCCTTGACAAAGTATTTACTCCGCTGTTACAATCTAGCCATGGCACTTACAACGGAACGACAAACCTATATCCTGCGTCTTAGGAGAAATGGCCATTCAGTGTCTGCAATTGCGGATATGTTGGATACTAAATCTTCCACAATAAAGAATACTCTTTCCAGTGCGTATAAAAAGTTGCATCAAGAGCATGAGGCCTTAGAAGCCCGAACTCTAGAGTTGGAACGGCTTGATGAGGTACAGTCCTCATATTATGAGAATGCGCTAGAGGGGGACCCGAAAGCTGCGGAAGTTGTATTTAAGGCCATGGATCGCAGGGCAAAACTATTGGGGCTGGACGCTCCAGAACAAAAGAAAGTAGAGACTTCATTTGCTATTCAGTGGGTGGGGGAAGAAGACGAATCAGTAATTATTGATGCCAACTTGATAGAGGAGAAATTAAATGGCAAAGGCTCCAGCAAGGAAGAAAGCGGTTAGAAGGAAACGTGCCCACAATTCGGACGGGTCATTTAAAGCTGACGACCCCTCAACACCTGAAATAAACGAGGCGTTTGTACAGGAAGAGTCCACGGAAGACGAATCCAAACGGAGAGAGGCCCAACGGGCGGCTGGCGGTCGATATCTTGGTGGTAAACTAGTTGGTTGAGAACGTGTATTAAAAATGCGATAACAATCGATGAGGCAGAAGCTTTACGTTCTAAATCGATGTATCTATCGTTTGAGGACCCGCGTCTACATAACATACTTGGGATGGTACATGGTGTATGTGATGCATCTACAGACGATCCAGCGTATGTTAGGGTTGAAGCTAAACCAGAGGGCCACCCATGGCACAGGGATACTGGAAGCGCAGGGCATATGTCTTGGTGTAGGTATTCCGCCCGACTATTGCTTAATCCGGAATCAGACTTTACCGGAGGAGGGTTCTATTTCAGAGACGAGCCACACACTCCAGTATATGGGTACAGAGACTTATGGGTGTATGACTCAGCACCAGAAAATGAACATTATGTCGCAAGTCACAAGGGACACAGGAGTGTGCTGTTGATGTTCCTATCATGAAAAAAATACTAATACCTTACAGGCCTAGGCCCATACAAAAAGACCTACATAGCGGAATGGGTAGATTTTCTGTCGTTGTCTGCCATAGAAGATTCGGCAAAACAGTTATGGCGGTAAACAAATTAATAAAGGATTTGGTATCTGCAAAGCAAAGGAAATTACCCAGACCACGTGCCGTATACGTAGCCCCTCTGTATAGGCAAGCAAAGCAGATTGCGTGGGACTACGCCAAATTTTATTGTGAAAAGCTTCCAGGGTATAAACCTAACGAATCAGAATTGAGAATAGATTTTCTAGAGGACTGCCGTTTGTTTCTTATAGGAGCGGACAATCCGGACAGTATTCGGGGTATATACGCTGATTCCGTGGTTTTAGACGAATACGCGCAAATGAACCCTAAAATGTGGTCTGAAGTTTTACGTCCAGCTCTTACGGACCGTAAGGGCACGGCTATGTTTATTGGGACCCCTAAAGGTAAAAATGTATTTTGGGAGTTATATAACTACGCTAAGGACCCAGAAAACCCAGATTGGTCCTCCCACTTATTTAAAGCTAGTGAAACAAATTATGTGGACGAGGGAGAATTATTAGCGGCTCAGAATGATATGACGGAGGAAGAGTACGCACAGGAGTATGAGTGCTCTTGGGAAGCGGCAATTAAAGGTGCGTATTATGGAAAAATTATGGAGGACATCACACAAAAGGGGCATATTATGTCGGTCCCTTGGGAGCCGACCATACCCGTCCACACTTCTTGGGATTTAGGTATAGATGATAGTACAGCAATCTGGTTTTACCAGCAATCAGATAGGGAAATTTGGTTGATTAATTATTATGAAAGTAGCGGGGCTGGTCTGGACCACTACGTTAAAAAATTGAAAGAACTTAATTATGTATATGGAAACCACTACCTGCCGCATGATATACAGGTCAAGGAGTTGTCCTCAGGACGTTCAAGACTTGAAATGCTCCGTGGGCTGGGGATCAATGGGAGAGTTGTGCGTAAAATTCCAGTGGACGACGGCATCAACGCTGTCCGCACGATTCTTCCTAGATGCTATTTTGATGAATCCAGTTGCCAACGAGGTATAGAAGCTTTAAGGCAGTATAAGGTGGAGTTTAACGAAAAAACCCAAACTTTTAGGCAAAGGCCCCACCACGATTGGACCAGCCATGCAGCAGATGCATTCCGGTATTTGGCGGTGTCTTTACAAGAGGACCAGTATGAGAACAGGCAGACTCGCGCTATATCCGATTATGACCCTATGGACCCCTACGGGTCATACCATAGGCGGCAGGATAGGGCTGAAGGGTCAAGTGGGTGGTTTCCTTGGTAGTTAGAGAATTAGTCGCTGGAGATGAAGCCCCTTTAATTAAGTTGGGGCGCGAGATGTGGGAAGAGTCTGCGAATTTTAATAGACACCCCCTTAATGAAGAAAAGTTAAAGCAGTTAGCCCTAGCTGTATACACGTCTGATTTTTTAGCGTGTTTTATAGCCAGTAACGATAAGGGGCCACAAGGCATTTGGGTAGGTAGTGTACACCCCTTATGGTACTCAGATGATTTATCAGTGTATGACATAGTTTTTTATGTACGAAAACAGTATAGGGGGTCGTCAGCCGCTATAAAGTTAGTTAAATCAGCGGAGAAGTGGGGGCAGTCTATGGGAGCGTCAGAAATTAATATAGGTTTAAGTTCAGGCATTGACACAGAAAAAACTTCATGCTTTTTTAATAAATTATCATATATGCATAATGCGGTCCAAATGACCAAGGAGCTTAATAATGTGCTTTAGTCCACCGAAGCCCCCTCCACCCCCTCCACCACCTCCCCCGCCCACTGTGAATACTGCGGAAGTTTCTGCCGCAAGAGAAAATGAGCGTAAACGCAGAATGGCCGCCGCAGGTAGAAGTTCTACTCTTCTTACAGGTGGAACGGGTATTACAGAGGATGCCCCAGCACAAAAGAAAACATTGGGGGCCTGATGCCTTCTGGTGTATCACTAAAAAAGGGGTCGTCTAGAAAGTCAGTTAGTTCTAATATTAGAACTCTTCTTACGGACGGGTATCCTCAAAAGCAAGCAGTAGCCATAGCTATGCGAAAAGCTGGCAAATCTAAAAAATCTAAGGGGTACTAGTTATGCCTATGGACGCTAAACAAAATATGCATCGCCAAAGAAGCATGGCGGGTGATCGTGAATCATGGGACACACACTGGCAGGAAGTGTCAGAGCTTGTACTCCCAAGGCGTTCTGATTTTGTAGGTGCACGTGCCAAGGGGGACAAGAGGGGGCTAAAAGCAGTAGATTCGTCTGCTATCATAGCTAACGAACTTCTTAGTGCGGGTTTACATGGTATGTTAACTAACCCTGCGTCTAAATGGTTTACTCTACGGGTTAACGATCCGAATATGATGGAGGCCCGTGGGGTTAAGTTGTGGTTGGAAGAGGTAGAAAGGTTAATATTCGCAGAGCTACATGCTGCGGCTTCTGGATTTACTTCACATATGCATGAATTATATTTAGACCTTACAGCATTTGGCACGGCTGTGATGTTTATAGGAACAGACGATCTAGGTAACGTTACGTTTTCTACTCGTCATTTAAAAGAGTGCTTTTTAGCTGAGGACCCGTATGGTCTTGTAGATACTATATATAGAAAGTTTGAGTATACGGTTAGACAGATCAAGCACCGCTGGCCAGATTCTCATGGAGAAAGAATTCAAAAGCTCTGGGACGCTCAAAAGTATGATGATAAGTTTGAAATACTTCATGCAGTATACCCCCGTAAGGAGCGTGACCCAAAACTTAAAACAACTGAAAATCTTCCCGTAGCCTCTGTATACATATTATGTAAGGATGAGATAATTCTATCTGAGGGGGGATTTGAAGAAATGCCATATATGACACCCCGTTGGTCAAAAGTTGCGGGAGAGATATATGGAAGAGGCCCCGGACTTAATAGCCTTCCTGATATTAAAATGCTACAAGAAATGGCTAAAACTATTATTAAATCTGCACAAAAAATAGTAGACCCCCCTTTAATGGCTGAAGATGATAGCGTTTTAGGCCCTGTTCGCACTGTTCCAGGAGGTTTAAATTTTCGTCGTCCCGGTTCCGATTACGTGCGTCCTTTAGAAACTAGAGCTAATATACCTATTGGTTTAGAAATGATGCAGGACCTTAGAAATAGAATTAGAGAGGGGTTTTATATAGACCAGCTACAGCTACATCAGGGTCCTCAAATGACGGCTACCGAAGTATTACAAAGAACTGAAGAAAAACTCAGACTGCTTGGACCAGTTCTTGGAAGGTTACAATCTGAGTTGCTTTCTCCTTTGGTAAATAGAGTATTTGGCATACTTACTAGGTCTGATAAATTACCTCTACCTCCTCCAGAACTAGAAGGCATGGACTACCAAGTTGAATATGTATCTCCTTTAGCACGTGCTCAAAGGCAGGTAGAGGCCAATGGATTGATGAGGGTGTTTGAGATAGGCAATCCTGTGTTTACAGTCGATCCTAGTACAGCATCTGTACTAAATGGCCCAGACGTTGTAAGGTGGCTTGGTGATTTATTTGGCGTACCCTCTTCGTTATTTAAGTCTGAAGAAGAGCTTCAAGCTTTAGTAGAAGCCCAGCAACAGCAACAACAAATGGCTCAAATGATGCAAATGGCAGAAATGGCAGATAAGGGGGCGGGGGCCGCACAAAAATTAGCTGGGGCCTCTAATGCCATTACCCCTCAATAAAGTTAAGCAGTTAAAGAATGATTATAGCATAGTCTTTAACTCGCCCGAAGGAAGACGAGTCCTTCATGATATACTCAAGAATACTCATATTCTTGAGCCGACCTTCAGCACTGACTCCATACAAATGGCGTTTAATGAGGGGGCAAGAAACGAAGCACTTCGTGTCCTGTCAATCCTACAATTTAAACCCGAAGATTTTGTGCAAATCGCACAGGAGGTAAATGATGAGTGAAGAGTCTGTTGAAGTAGTTGAAGAGTCTCAACCAGAAACCGTAACCGAGGTTACTCCCGAAGATTGGAAAAGTGCTCTACCTGAGGACATACGGGACAATCCAAATTTTGCTAAATACACATCGATGGAAAGTTTTGCTAAAGGCCATCTAAACGCCGTGTCCATGCTTGGTAAAGAGCCTGAGTTAAAAGTGCCGGATAGTGAGGATGACCGTAATGAATTTTATAACAAATTAGGCCGTCCAGATGAGCCTAATGGGTATAAGTTTAATGAGTTTGAGGCCCCCGAAGATTTAAAGGAGTATGTTCAAGGCAGAGAAGAGTCCTTTAGACAGACAGCTCATAAAATTGGGCTATCTGCTGAGCAAGCCTCTGAGCTACATAAGTGGTACATGGAGGGCAATATGGATAATGCCAAATCCATGGAGGAAAGTCGTAATCAAATTCAGCAAGAAGGGTTTAATGCTTTAAAATCTGAGTGGGGCGAGGCGTATGATAAAAATTTAAAAATGTCCCAATTAGCTTTAGGGGAGTTTGCAGACGCGGACTTTGTTAATTATTTAGAACAAACGGGATTGGGGGACCACCCCGCTATGATCAAGGCTTTCCATACTATATCTGAGGGTATGATAGGGGAAGGAAAACTTGAAGCCAGCACTGATACGTCTCAAACTCCTGCGGCGATTGATGCTAAAATCGCAGAGATAATGGCTAACCCTAAATATTGGGATGAAGGAAGTTTAGAACGTCCAGCACTAGTGCGTGAAGTTCATTCATTAATGGAGAAAAAGCACCCACAAGAAGTCCGAACTTGACAGCTATTATTGTTTGATGTTTTAATAAGAATAGGCGTTACATTAGATACCTGTTTTACAGCCTAAGTAGCGTATCGCCCGTCAAAAAGGCCGGAATTTCCGATACCCTTTAAGATAGGTTTTGGAATCCACTTTTGAAAAGGATGGTGCGATATGAGCACTCAAATAACTACAGCATTTGTAGAACAATACTCTGCAAATGTTCAGCACCTTGCGCAACAGAAAGGTTCTAGGTTGCGTAGTGCAGTCGTCAACGAAACAGTTGTCGGCAAAAATGCGTTCTTTGAGCAAATTGGCAAAACAGCGGCGCGACAAAGAACTAGTAGGCATTCCGATACCCCCCGTATGGACACCCCCCACGCGAGACGTAGGGTTTCCTTGACGGATTATGATTGGGCGGACCTCATAGACAATGAGGATCGCGTAAGGATGCTTATTGATCCTACTTCTCCGTATGCCCAAGCGGCGGCTAACGCTATGGGTCGTGCAATCGACGAAGCTATCATAGCGGCGGCAGACGGAACGGCTTACACGGGAGTTGATGGGTCAACCAGCACTTCTTACACAGCCGGAAACACTGTTGATGTCCAAGTTGGTATTAGCCCTGCCGCTGATACTGGTCTGAATGTCGGCAAACTTCGTGCGGCTAAACAAATTCTTGATGCTAATGAGGCAGACGATGAAGATCGTTTTATGATCATCAATGCTAAACAGCTTCAAAACTTGTTGGGTCAAACAGAAGTTACTAGCTCTGACTATGCTAATGTGAAGGCTCTCGTTAATGGTGAAGTGAATACCTTTCTCGGTTTTCAGTTTCTCCGTACGGAACTGATTGGCACAGACAGTAACAGCGATCATAAAGTATTGTACTTTCAGAAGAAAGGGCTACTTTTGGGCGTTGGTCAAAATCCTCAGGCTAAAATTTCAGAGCGTGATGATAAGAACTATGCCACCCAAGTTTTCTATTCAATGGCTATCGGGGCGACTCGTATGCAAGAAGAGTTGGTTGGTTATATTGAATGTGACCCAACTTAAGGAGGGACTGAAATGGGTACTAAAAACACTGATCTGGTCACAAATTTTGAGGCCACCCCTCCGACGTTGAACGATGCTGCTGAACTTCATGGCCGTGTGCGAATTGCACAAGGCACTGTGGCTCTTGCGGCAGGGGACAGCGACGACGACGATGTTGTTATGTTGGCCCCGATACCGTCGAATGCAACAGTCCCGCATCTCTACATCGGGTCTGACACGTTCGGTGGATCTTGCACGTTCAATGTCGGCATCTACACCACGGCTGGCGTAGTTAAAGATGAAGATGTCTTTGCCACGGCGGTTGCTGATGCGGCTGCACTTGCTGATGTTCGCCACGAAGCGGCTGACATTAACACTTGTGGTCAGAAGATGTACGAACTTGCTGGTGACTCTACTGATCCAGGCGGATTCTACTACATTGCGGCCACGATGGCGGCGGCTGGTGGAACCGGTGGTGATATGAGTTTCATCATTCATTACGTCGTTGATTAACGGATTGGGGGGCTTCGGCCCCCCTTTTCTTTTGGGGTAAAATTATGGCTTCAGAAGTTTCTATTTGTAATCTTGCTCTTACAAAAATTGGTGAAGATCAGATAATATCCTTATCAGAGAATAGTAAAGCGGGTCGTCTTTGTAATCTACATTATTCTACTACTAGAGACGCTGTACTAAGAAGTCATATATGGAACTTTGCGATAAAAAGAGTAGAATTAGCTCTTAGCACCACAACCCCCGCATATGATTATGCCTACCAATTTGCTTTACCTGCTGACTACATACGAATTTTAGAAACTAATCTCACCAATACAGCTGAGTGGAAAATTGAAAACGGATTCTTGCTTGCAGATAGCGATTCGGTTAAAGTGCGGTATCTTGCTCAAATTACAAACCCAAATGAATTTGATGCATTATTTATAGAGGCTTTTTCCTCCAGACTTGCCGCAGAGTTAGCCATACCTCTTGCAGATAGTTTGAATATGTCAAAAATGATGTTTGATTTATATTCTAGTAAAATTGCAGAGGCTAGGACTATGGACGCTGTAGAGGGCACTCCAGATAATATAGAGGCAGATTCTTGGTTAAACGCTAGAGTTGGTCTTGTAACGGCAACGTCTACATCTACGTCATGACTAGAGCTACTTATATTCAAACTAATTTTACTGCGGGGGAAGTTTCCCCCCGTTTACATTCTAGAGTTGATGTTACTAAGTACGCAAATGCATGTAAAACCCTTGAGAATATGATAGTTATTCCCCAAGGGGGAGCTTCTAGACGAGGGGGAACAAAATTTATTGCAGAGGGTAAAACAAATAATAAAAAAGTCAGGCTCTACCCTTTTGAGTTTTCAGTAACCCAAGCATATGTGTTAGAGTTTGGCGATCAGTACATTAGGTTTTATAAAGATCAGGGGCAAATACAAGAATCTACAAAAGCCATCAGTGCCGTTACTCAGGCCAACCCCTGCGTGGTAACGGCTAATTCCCACGGATATAACAATGGTGAAGAAGTATACATATCCGGTGTTGTTGGGATGACTGAATTAAATGGTAAGCACTATAAAGTAGCTGATAAAACTACTAATACTTTTGAATTACAAAATATGTTATCCTCTGATATAAACAGTTCAGGGTTTACCGCATATTCTTCTGGGGGGACAGCGGCTAGGGTGTATACTATTACTTCTCCTTATTTAGAAGCTGAATTATATGAACTACAGTTTACTCAATCTGCAGACATATTGTATATATCCCATAAAAATCACGAGCCAAGAACTTTATCTCGTACAGGGCATACTAGCTGGACGTTGGCTACTTATGAGTTGTTGTCTGGGCCTATGTTGTCGGCCAATACCACAACAACTACTTTAACCCCAAGTGCAACGTCTGGTTCAGGTATTACCATTACAGCTTCTGCAATTGCGGGTATTAATGGAGGTGCAGGGTTTGCGGCCTCTGATGTGGGTAGAATTATCCGTATAAAGCATTCTTCTGATGTGGGGTTCGCTAAAGTTACGGGGTTTACTGATACCACCCATGTTACTGCTACTTCAACTACGGATTTTGGGGCTACTACAGCATCATCGGATTGGTCTTTAGGGTATTTTTATACGGATAATTGGCCCTCTTGTGTAGCGTTTTATGAGCAAAGGCTAGTGTGGGCGGGTGCTCCACAGTACCCGCAATTGATGGCTTTTAGTGTGTCTGGGGATTATACTAATCATTTAGCGGGGTCTTCTGCTGATGACGCTATGGTGTACACAATTGCAACGGACCAAGTTAATGCTATTCAATGGATGAATCCTGGGCCTGTCCTGTCCGTTGGAACAGCAGGCGGAGAATTTATTGTGTCGGCTTCTTCTGAGGACGAGGCTCTTACCCCTACAAACGTTCGTGTTGTTCGACATACCACCTTTGGTAGTGGGGACATTAGTGCTCTTCGTGTATCAAATGTGGTATTGTTTATACAAAGGGCAAAGCGAAAAATTAGAGAATTTGTGTATAAATTTGAATCTGATACATATGTGGCCCCTGATTTAACTTTATTGTCTGAACATATAACAAAAACAGGTATAATTCAGATAGATTATCAACAGGAACCGGACTCTATCTTATGGTGTGTCCTAACTGATGGCACATTGTTAGGAATGACTTATCAAAGGGACCAAGAAGTAATTGCGTGGCATAGACACATAGTTGGGGGGGTATCAGATACAGCGGGGACACAAGCTCAAGTTGAATCTGTTGCAGTTATTCCAGGAACAGCTGATGATGGCGCGGGTATTGATGAAATATATGTTGCGGTTAAGAGGTACATAAATTCGGCAGAGCGTAGGCATATTGAACGAATCACTCCGGGATTAGAACTTACAAATTCACAAGAGGAGTCCTTTTTTGTAGATAGTGGATTATCCTTAAATACCCCTGTTACAATTACAGCGGCTACTTCTGCGGACCCTGTTGTAGTTACAGCTGCTTCTCATGGTTTTAGTGACGGGGACGTAGTAAAGATACGTGATGTTAAGGGCATGACAGAAGTTAACAACCGTAGCTTTATAGTTGCAAGTAAAGCTACAAATACTTTTTCTTTAGTACCAAATTCTAGCCCCCTATCCGCTAGTATTACGGCGATTACTAAGGCGAATCCTGCGGTGGTAACTGCAACTTCCCATGGGTTGTCGAATTCCGATAAGATATATATTTCTGATGTTGCAGGAATGACTCAGGTTAATGGGTTGGTGTTTACAGTAGCAAACAAAACTGATAATACATTTCAGTTGTCGGGTATTAATAGTTCAGGGTATGGCACATACGCATCTGGCGGATACATACGTCATGCGGAAAACGGTACGGCGTTTACAACGTATGTATCTGGGGGTACAGTTAGAGTACAGACCACATCAATTACGGGGCTGGATCATTTAGAGGGACAGTCAGTAAGTATTCTAGGTGACGGGGCTGTGCAACCATCTAAAACAGTATCTAGTGGTGCAATTACTTTGTCTACATCAGCTAGTATTGTTCATGTGGGCCTTCCGTATACATCAAAATTGGTTACTTTAAACATTGAAGCAGGTAGCCAAGACGGTACAGCGCAATCTAAAACTAAACGTATTAATGAACTTACAGTAAGACTTTACAGATCATTAGGTATGTCTGCTGGCCCAGAAGGAGGTACTTTAGATGTTGTTCCCTTTAGAGATAGTTCTGACGCTATGGATGTTGCTACCGCTTTATTTACAGGGGATAAAAGTTTACCATACCCAAAGGGGTATGAAACCAGTGCAAATATCGAGATACAGCAGACGGACCCACTACCCCAGACTGTTTTGGCATTAATAACTAAACTTAATACGAATAATTAGGTGATATCATGTGTATAGGAGCAGAAGCAGCATTGGCTTTATCCGCCGCAGGGTCAGTTTTCGGAGCGTTTGGGTCAATCCAACAAGGCAAGGCGGCTAAAAGAGCGGCAGATTATAATGCGGCAATTCAACGCAATCAGGCTATAGCTGCTAAGCAAAAAGCTGAGTTTGATGCGGACAGACAACGACAAGTAGCCGCCGCCCAAAGAGCACAAGCACGTGCGGGTTTTGCTAAGGGTGGTGTTGTAATGGAAGGAACACCTCTATTAGTGCTTGAAAGTTCTGCGGAGCAAGCAGAGTTAGACGCTCAAGCCATATTGTATGGGGGCGATGTACAGGCTACAGGGTATGAGGCCCAAGCGAATTTATCTGAAATGGAGGGTCGGTCAGCTAAAAAAGCTGGATATATTGGTGCAGGAACGACTTTATTAACGGGTGTAGGTAAAGCAGGTTCGCTTTATGAATTAACAAAGTAGGACTTTAAGTATGCCACGTATACCAACATATAGACGAGTTGCAACGATTCCAGGGCCAGAGGGCATGGCTATGCCCCGCGCTACTGCCGCTGCTTTTGGGGGTCTTGAAGGTAGAGCCATGGAAGTTGGGGGGAAAGAAGCTAGCAATGTATTTTTGCAAATAGGTAAGGAAAAATCGACTAAAGAGGCCCAGATATACGCCAATAAAATAGTGTCTGAGCAAAGAGCGCACTTTGCTGAAAGGTCAGTAATACTTAGACGGACAACGGACGGAGATATTGCCCCTGTTCTAGATGTTGAGATGAAAGATGCAGTAGCAACAGCGCAAGCAAATGCTCCGAATAAAGCCGCCTTAGAAAAAGTTACTATGGGCCTACGAACCATGTTTGGTACTATGAGGGCCAGAGAAATTGGAGCTGATTCACAGTACCAAGACGCTAGGCTACTACAGTCAAATGATACTGCTCATGAATCTGATAAATCAGCAGTATATAATAGCCCCTCATTATTATTTTCAACAGTTGAGGCTACCAAAAAACGAATTGATAGTTTAGCCATTGATCCAAATACAAAAAGAGAGAAGATTGCAGAGGCGGTGTTTGCGTTAGGTGAGGCGGCTTATAGAGGTAGTATAGAGTCTAGCGAAAAATCGGCTCAAAATGTACTAAAAGAATTACAGGACCCTAGTAAAAGTGATGATATAGCTAAAGTTTTAAAACAGTCTGACAAAGATAAGCTAATTCGGTATGCAGACCAGACTATTAGAACTCATCAGGCAGAAAGAACGCGATTAGCTACTCAAAGAAGATTGGAGCACACAGACAATCAGAGAGATATAAAAGAAGATTTGATGGTAAAATTTGCCGATCCTAAACAAACGGTTACTATGGAAACGGTTAGAAAGTATCAATTGGATAATGGAGCCACACCGGACGGGAGCACTATCTCTTTTTTTCATGATTTGCTTAGAGTTGCCGCGTCGGGGGACCCTGCTCCTCCAGCGTCGGACCGTGCATCAAGATATGTATCTCATTCTGAAAGGGTTGATGAATTATCGGTTAATCCTGATAAGCATGCATCTGAAATATATTCTGAAGAAGATGCTATAGATGCTAGTATGAAGAGTAGACACATTACGATAGCGCAGGGGCAACAGTTAAAAAAGCGTCTTCGTGCACCTTTTGATGCTAGAAAGAAAACATTACTAGCAACAGTTAAGCAAGCTCTTGTAAAAGCTAATCCCATGTATGGTATTACAGACCATAAAGGAAGTTCATTATTTGCTCAAGCGGAAATAATGATAGATGAATTACTTGCTGAAGGTGAAGGAAATAAAACTCCTTTAGATGAATTTTATGATCCAAAGTCTAAACATTATTTAAATGATAAAGTAATAACTAAGTACAAACGAACTCCAATTGAAATAATCAAAGATTTCCAAGAGGAGCTAGGCATAGGAAACAAAGCAAAGCCCATGGAGAGTGAAACAGAGGATGATACTATTAAGAGGGTTAGAGCGTTATTTAAGGAAAAATTCGGCTGGAGTCCATTTTAAGTGACTATTCTTAAAGAAATGTATAATAGAGGCGTAGACCCAGATATGTCGGTGGGGGCTATTTCTCTTATGAGAAAAGAAGCACAGAAAGAAGGAGTATCTAATCACGACTTTGATAAAGCAATTGGACTTGTACCCTTTGATACTTCTCCCTTTCAAGAGTGGATGGTGGATAAAGCCCGTGAAGTCTATGGGGAGGATGGGGGAAAGTTTACTAGAGAAGTTTTTACATTAGATGATTTTTTACAAGCGGGTTTTGAACAGTCGGTTGTGTCTCTAGCTGTCCAGCCACAGTCAAAGGAAGCAAAAAGAGCCGCAAATTTAGAAAAATCCATAGTACAAGAGGGGGCACAAGCTTTAGGCACAGTTACGGGTGATTTGCCAGCTTTCATTGCGGGGTTTTTAGGTGGTACTGCGGCGGGTATAAAAACTGGCCCAGGAGCAGTTGTGACGGGATTTGCGGGGTCTTTTGCTTTACCTGCCGTTCTTAGAACAGTGATGATGGATGCGTATGAAAATGGGGATATAGATAGTTTCTCCAGATTTTGGGACCTATTTACAGAAACCACATATGAGGGGGCTAAAGGATGGTTAACGGGGGCGGCTACGGGGGGTGCACGTCTAGCAGTAGCTCCAATAGCCAATAAACTTCCAGGGGTCTTCCTAGGTAACACACTAACAACAGCTACGGAAATTGCCACATTTACAACGGTGGGGGCTGCACTAGAGGGTAGGGTTCCAGAGCCAAAGGAGTTTGTGGTAGGCGCAATCGCTGTAGGCGGTCTTAAGGCGGGGGCTAAGATAGCTAAGACCACCCAACAAAGTTACAGGTCTGTAAGGGATAAGTTACAAGATATATATGCGTCTAACGGTAGGCGACCCCTTGAAGTTATGGAAGATTCCGCACAAGCGCATACTATTAGAGAGGACCTAAATTCTATTAATATTGAAACTCCTAGAGAGTATCAGACTAGGGAGCAGGCGCAAAAAGCGGCGGATACGACGGCAGATTCTTTGTCTAGAGAGACATTAGAGTTTAAAAAGCTTAATGAAGAATGGGTAATGTCAGAACCGGGAGAAGCTTTTGGTGAGCTATCTATAGAAAGTATGGTCAGAACCCAGCATACTCCAGAGTTTTTAGAAGGAACTTATAATAGACTTCTTGCAGAGCACGGGCTGGATACTTTACATACGTCTGAACGAACGATACTTAGACAGTGGGTTGAGTCAGCTACGGGGGATATCACCCGATTAGACCACCTTTTTGTCCCTCTTAACGAGCCACTGGTTGTGTACCATGGATCGTCTACTAGGGGCCTTAACAAGCAGGTGTCCGGTAGTTTGGCCCCAGACGTTGCTTTTACACGTGCAGACAAAAATTATGGGGAAATGTATCGTATAGTGTTACCAGCTGGGACTAGGGTTGCGCTCCCCTCTAAATCAACCCCTACTAAAGCTCTACAAAGTGAATTAGAAGTAGTTATACATCCAGAAAACAGAATAGAGGTTGTACGCGATCTGGACCTTTCTGAGCCAGTAGTAGAAACCGTAGCTGATCCTTCAAGACGTGAATTTATGAAGCAAACTGGTGCGGCTTTAGCTACAGCAGCTGTGAAAAAGATCGTACCTATTAGTGAATTAGTTCCACCCCCAGCAAAAACTGTAGCCAAAGATAACTCTGTAATTAGTTTAATACCCAGAGAAGCATTTGACGCTAGTAGGGAGTTATCATCGTTTTTTCTTCCTCGTTCTTCTGCGATAAAAGAAATGAAGCAATTAGGAATAAATGAAAAAGATTTTGAGGTGCTTACGTTTCATAAAGACAGTGCCGTTAAAACGTGGGAAGAACTTAGTAAATCGTTAGACCAGACTGAAATGAGAGAGATTGGTAGAGATATTATAGTTATTACTGATAAAAACGAAATTTTAGTAGACAGGGTTATTACTGATAACAAAGTTAATAAAGAGTATGAAAGGGCTATAGAGGAGGGAGATGAGTGGGGAGCTTATATATATCCAAAATATGTAGAAAAAGGTTGGCATGTATTAGAACAATCAGACGTTTTTCACGGAACAAGTTTAAAAAAGGCCTTAGAATTTGATTCCGCTAGTATTGAAGCTCTTGCAGAGCGCATATCTGCTGAACGTGGAGGAAATAAACAAGAGATAATTAAGGAGATAATTGAGGAGGAGTTGCCGTTTGGATTAGCGGAAAGCCACCCTAATACTGCCAAAACAATAGCTGAGTCTATTTACGCTGAGGCGGAAGCAAAGGCAATATTAAAATCTGGGGAGGGGCGTTTAGCTGGTGCAGGTCCTGAGGATGTACAATTAGAGGCCCCTGCAGAAACTCCTGCGTTAGAGGCCCCTAAATTAAACGTACAGCGCATTGGGGACGCTAGAGTAGTTAGAAGGGATGCTACTACGGAAGTTAGTGAACGAATATCGGTAGGAGAACCTTCTGGGCCAAAACGCAAGTATGGTTGGAACGAAATATACCGCGATCTGTGGGATGACTTACACCCCTTAAATCAGGTGGTAAAGGCTATTACTAACGGAGAAAAGATTCCTGCAAACACGGACCCATATATTTTGGCTAGAAATCTTAAGGGCGTGTCTGGTGTTGGAGATCACTTTTTAGAATTCGGTGCTTTAGATTTTGCTACTAAATCCCCAATCGGGGAACCTTTAAGAGATATTATTCGGCCTATAGATCGGAGGGGGGAGCTACAAGCGTTTAGGGAGTACGCCATAGCTAGAAGAGCACTTGAAATGGAAAGAAAGTCCCCTCCGGTGGAGTCGGGTTTTGATCCTGTAATGTCGGCGGAGATAGTTAAAAAGGGGAACGCTAAGTTTGATGCCCCGTTTGCAAGATTAAGAGAGTACCAGACAAGACTATTAGAATATGTACGAGATTCGGGCCTCTTAAGCCAAGAGCAATTTATAGCTATGCAGGAAGCTAATGTAGACTATGTGCCATTTCATAGAGTAATGGACCCTGGAAAATCAGGCGGCTCCGGTATGCGGGGAAGTAAACCTACCAGTTTAAGAAAACAAACGGGGTCTGTAAGACGGGTTATTGATCCGATTGAATCGATAATGAGAAATACATACGTTCTTACCACTCTGGCTGAAAGAAACAGGGTGATGAACGCAGTTGTAGAGCTGGCCGAAACTAGGCCGGATTTAGCGTATGTAGCTAAAAAGAAGGCGGCTACAACAGCTACTACAATAAAAAGTAAAGAGTTACAAAAACTTTTAGAACCATATCTAAAAGATGAATCTATACGTATGTCGGAAGAAGATATAACCGTCTTTCGTAAAAAAGTATTTATTAATGACACTAATCTAGTTAGGTTTAAAGACGGTAAGCCAGAAGTGTATGAAGTAGACCCCATGTTGATTGAAGCATTGGGGGCTATGGATAGGGCTACTTTAGATGCTACCGTTAAGATATTGGCTCTTCCAGCAACTATGTTACGTACTGGAGCCGTATTGTCTCCGGATTTTATGGGCCGTAATGCTGTTAGGGATACTATCCAGGCTAGTATATACTCAAAAGACGGTTTTATCCCCGTAATTAGTACCCTTAATGGTCTAGGCCACGTGTTGGGCAGAACTAAAGCGTACAGAGAGTGGGTAGCAAATGGTGGGCAATTTGCGCACCTTCAGTCTATAGATAGATCGTATCATCAAAAAGGCATGAAAGAATTATTACAAAGCGTTCCAGTGCGTAACGTTGTAAAAAATCCTATAGAAATGTTACGAGCAATGTCGGGGCTGGTAGAACAAAGCACTCGTGTTGAAGTATTTAGGCAGAGAGCTAAAGCAGCTCAGAAAAAAAGAAAGTGGCTTGGACTACGAAAGGGGGAGGATAAACCCCGTATAGAGGCCTTAACTGAAGCGGCATTTGAATCTCGTGATGTTACTTTAGATTTTCAAAAATTTGGAGCCAAGACCCGATCTCTTAATGCTATGTCTGCTTTTTTTAATGCTTGGATGCAGGGGCAGCAAAAAATAGTATCCAACTTTAAAAACCGTCCAGTGGCAATGACGGCTAAAGTCTTCGCAGGTCTAGTAATACCTTCTGCTACATTATACATTATTAATCGGAAAGAACAATGGTATAAGGATTTGGCGCAGTGGGAAAAAGACATATACTGGCATATTGAATCAGAGGGAGTTATATGGCGAATACCCAAACCTTTTGAGTTGGGGCTAATATTTGGTACGGGTACGGAACGGTTTTTAGAGCACATGCTGGAAGACGATCCAAGAGCTACTGATGAATTTTTATGGTCCCTTGGTAAAGCGGTTGTTCCTAATTTGATGCCACAGGCTTTAGGCGTACCCCTTGAGGTATGGGCAAATAAAAGTATCTTCTTAAATAGGCCCATAATACCAAGAGATAGAGAAAAAATGCTTCCTCCCTACCAGTATTCTTTATATACTTCTGAAACAGCAAGGGTAATAGGAGCATTGGTAGGTACGTTACCTGTTGTTGGTGAAACAAAGGCGGCATCCCCCGCAGTTGTAGAACACGTAATTAGGGGCTGGACAGGGGGTTTAGGTAAATACGCCATGGATTTAATGGATAAGGCATTGGTAAAGTCAGGATTATCCCCCGATTTTGTAGAACCTACCCCTGCATATTTGACTAATATTCCTCTTATTAAGGCGTTTGTTACTAGATACCCGTCAATGAATACTAAACCTATTGAAAGGTTTTATAAAGAGTATAATAAAAGAGAACGGGTAGTAAATACATATAAAAAATTATTCCAAGAAGGCCGCATAGAAGAAGGCCGCAATGTGTTTGTTGATGCCGCGCAAAGAGGAAACATTGTACGTTTAATGGGTGTTAAAACAGCTATAAGTAACCAATCCAAAATGATACGTAATATTCATAGAATAAAGTCAATGGAAAATATGACTAAGCAGCAATTAGCGGATTGGAAACGAGAGCAAATTGACGTTTTATATGTTCAAATTAATTCAATAGCTAAATTGGGGTTAGAATTAGTAAAAACTATTAAAACTGAAGTAGATTGATTTTTAAGCTTTTATGTGTTAGAATGTCAATGGAGCAGAGCAAATGACACTAGCGGCAACAACAACTGAAGTTTCATACACGGGCAATGGAAGTACAACTGCTTTCACTGTTACGTTTGCCTTTTTTGGTACGGGCACAAACGCAGAGCTAGAAGTAATTGAACGTACAATAGCTACAGGCGCAGAGACTACAAAAAGTAACGGATCGCACTATACTGTAACAGGGGGGTCTGGGTCTACTGGTACTGTAACTGCGGCATCCGCACCAGCTGACACAGTACAATGGCATATTCGTAGAAAAACTACCCAGACTCAAGGCACAGACTATGTAGAAAATGACGAGTTCCCTGCAGACAGCCATGAAAACGCCCTTGACCGTTTAACTATGATCGCGCAAGAGCACGAAGCTGATTTAACAGACGCTTTTACTTTCCCCCCAAGTTATACAGGCGGGGCATCAACCACAGTGCCAGAACCTACAGCAAATAGGGTTCTGCAATGGAACTCAGATGCCGATGCGCTTGTTAACGGGTCAGAGGTTGCGTTGCCAGCTTCATTGACAGCAAGCACCTTTATTCAAGTTAATACAGGTGCCACCAACTACGATATGAAAACGGCGGCACAGGTGTTTACCGCACTGCTTGCCACAGAGGGCAACGGCATGATTGCCCACGCTGGATCGGGTGCGGCAGAACCACGCACGATTACCGGCACTAGCAATCAGATTACGCTTGTCAACGGTGATGGCGTAAGCGGCAACCCAACAATTAGCATACCTGATGCTATTACGTTTACTGGCAAGACGATCACAGGCGGCACTTATTCCAGCATCGTTGCAACGTCAACGATGGCGGGTGACCCGTCGTCTGCTATGCATATCGCCACGAAACAGTATGTCGATTCTGTAGCCGCTGGGCTTCGCACCAGACTTACGGTCAGGGCCGCAACAACGACGAATATTACG